GCTTCAGCTGTCGATTGCCTAAAATCAAACCAGGACCGAACCAGCTTTTCACTTTGCTTCACTGGTTCCGGGTCCTGAGCACAAGGGCTTCTCTCCGGAGAGGCCCTTTTCTTTTTGGGGTAGGACGATGCCTGAAGTTCCACAAAAGAAAAGGAGGTGCTATGGCATCAAAACCGAACGCCTCCAAGGGCGGAAGACCATCAACCTATACGCCGGAGCTTGCGGAGAGAATCTGTGATTTGATTCGTGAAGGCAAGTCAGAGCGTCAGATTTGCAAGATGCCTGGCATGCCGGATGCGGTAACTCTTCGCAGATGGAAAGACACCAATCCAGAGTTTTGCACTCACTCCGCGCGCGCGCGCGAAGCAAGCGCCGAGAAGTTCAACGATGAATTGCTTGAGCTTCAAGCAAATTTGAACAATGAACTGCAGACGCGATTGCTGAACGGCGATGACTTTCCGAAGGGAACTGTTGAAGCCTTCAAGGTGCTGATGCAGGAGAAGGCTCGCCAGATTTCGTGGCGTGATGATTCGCGCTACGGCGATCGCAAGACCGTGAAGATTCAGAGCGACACGCCTGATCTTTCCACGATCGACATGGAAAAGCTCAAGGCCGCAAGAGAGTTGCTGTATGACGAGACTCCCGACACTGATCGAACTTGATCAGGAGATTGCGCGGCGCAGCCTGTCCGAGTTCTGCAAGATGGCATGGCACGTGCTCGAGCCTGCTACACCGATCAAGTGGGGGTGGGCGCTCGATGCAATGTGCGAGCATCTCGAGGCAGTGCATAACGGCCAGATCAAGCGCCTTCTGATGAACGTTCCGCCGGGCATGATGAAATCACTGCTCACTGGCGTCTTCTTTCCTGCTTGGGAATGGGGCGCAGGCGGAAATCCTTCTCTGCGATATCTGACAACTGCGCATAAGGAAGACCTCGCAATCCGAGACAACCTGAAGTGTCGACGCTTGATCTCCTCCGATTGGTATCAGGAGCGATGGAGCGTCGAACTGTGCGGCGACCAGAACGCAAAGAAGAAGTTCGAAAACACGGCTACTGGCTTTCGTGAGTCTATGGCTTTCCGAAGCCTCACTGGCTCTCGAGGCGACCGCATCATCATCGACGACCCGCTGAGCGTAGACGACGCCTTTTCAGAAGCCGCGCTCTCCGCTGCGGAGCAGACCTTCCTAGAGGCCGTTCCGTCCCGTGTGAACAACCAGGACTCGGCGATCATCGTCATCATGCAAAGGTTGCACGAGCGCGATACGGCCGGGATCATCCTGAGCCGCCAGCTGGGCTATGAGCACCTGATGCTCCCAATGCGCTTCGAGCCGGAGCGCCGGTGCGCGACATGCATCGGCTTCACGGACCCGCGCACTGAGGACGGAGAGCTACTCTTCCCGGAGCGCTTCTCCGAAGCGCAAGTCTCCGAGATGGAGCGAACGATGGGCTCTTTCGCGACGGCCGGCCAGCTTCAGCAGAGACCGATGCCGCGCGGCGGTGGGCTCTTCAAGTCCGACTGGATTCAGCACTGGGACAAGCTCCCGGAGCGCTTCGACGCGGCCGTTATCTCGTGGGATATGACTTTTAAAGAGTCCGCGACATCCGACTTCGTGGTCGGGCAGGTGTGGGGACGAAAGGACGGCGCTTTCTACCTCGTCGACCAGTTCCGGGGACGCTGGGACTTTGTGAAGTCGCTCGAGCAGTTCGTAGCGGCCGCGAGGAAGTACCCGCGGATCACCCGAAAGCTCATCGAGGACAAGGCGAACGGCCCGGCGATCATCAGCGCGCTCAAAAGGAAAGTGACCGGCATCATCCCGATCACTCCGAAAGAGAGCAAGGAAGCCCGAGCGAACGCGGTAACGACGCTCTGGGAGGCCCGGAACGTCTACCTGCCGCCTCCGGACCGCTATCCGTGGGTGGCGCAGGACTTCATTCCTGAGCTCCTCGCATTTCCGTCAGGTGCTCACGATGACACCATCGACGCGATGAGCCAGGCATTGAATGACCTGAATCGCCACTCTGGACTGCACATCGACCCGACAAATCTCGCCTACCTTGCTCAGCGCTAGGCGGCTCAAAATGAAGCCCCGCGGCGCGACCAGTACCCGGGGCTTTGACGACTGAATAAGCAGGCACTTGCAATGACCAAGACCAAGACCAAGAAAAAGGCAAAGACTGAGGCCCGGGCCGATAAGCGCTCCGGCATCCTCGATCAGGCCCGCCGCGCCGCCCTAATGGAAGAGCTCGGCGCTCAGCTCTACGCCCCTCCGCCAGCTGCCAAGGTCTTCGAGACCGAAGAAAAGGTCCGCGAGCGCTTCGCCCTCCCGGTTACGCTCGGCACGACCGAAGAGGTCCGGCTGGCGCAGGACGCTGAGCTTGCCGATACCGGGCTGTACTCGACGATTTACAAGTCCCTGCAGCAGCACGGCTATGAGCTCGGACAGTATCCGACGACGTCGTTCATCGGCTACGGCGCCCTACAGCAGATCGCTCAAAATGGCATGATCCGCGCCTGCGTGCAGACCGTCTCCGACGACATCACGCGCGAGTGGATCCAGATCACCGGCTCCGACGATGGCGAGAAGGTGGACGAGCTTCAGAAGCTTCAGAAGCTTCAGGAGAAAAAGTATCACCTCCGTGGGCTCTTTCACGAGGCCGCAACAATCACCGGGTACATGGGCGGCGCCTTCATCTTTATCGATACCGGCGAAGAGAAGACTGAACTTCCTCTCCGCATCAATGACGCCTCGGCCGAGCTGGTGAAGGGCGGAACGCTCCGCTTCGTCGTGGTCGATCCGGTCAGCGTGTCGCCCGGCGACTACAACTCCTCCAATCCGCTTAAGGCCGATTACATGAGGCCGAAGTGGTATTGGGTGCTCGGCCAGCGCGTCCATGCTTCGCGCATGATCCCGCTCTACGACAACCCCCCGCCGACGCTTCTCCGGCCCGCATACAACTTCCTTGGAATCCCGCAGGCGCAAATTCTCTGGGACTACGTGATGCACTGGAACCAATGCAGGGTGTACACGGCGGACCTCGTCAGGAAGGTCTCGCTTCTGGTCTTTCAGACGAGCACGGACGACATCTTCAACTCGCCGAACGGCCTGCAGCTCTTCGACATCCGCATGAAGGCCCTGCAAAGGTATCGCGACAACTCCTCCGTCTTCGTCTGCGACAAGGACGCGGAGGCCGTGATGAACGTCCAGACGTCCATCGCCGGATGCACGGACGTTGTCCGGCAGTCGCTCGAGATGATCGCGGCGCTCAATCGGACCCCGGCCGTCAAGCTCTTGGGCATCAGCCCGAGCGGCTTCAACGCGACCGGCGAGTCGGATATCCGCAACTACTACGACTACATCAAATCGAAGCAGGAACTCCGGCGCGACGCGATCATGACATGCCTGAAGGCGATCGAGCTCGTCGAGTTCGGCACCATCGATGCGGACCTCTCCTTCGACTTCAACCCGCTTAGCAAAGAAGACGAGAACGCCGCCGCGATGACGGCTCAGTCTCGGGCTGGCACGCTGGCGACGCTCGCTCAGATGCAGGCCATCAGCGCTGAAGAGGTGCGAGAGGCCGTCAAGACCGAGCCTGTCATGCACTTGGGCTTTCTCTCTGATGAGCCCCCGGACGGCGATCCAGAGGACTTCCAAGGCCTTCTCGACTCGCTCCAGAGCGCGACGGCGGCGATCAAAGCGCCAGAGGCGCCGCAGGCGAATCCGCCCGACGAGTCTCGACAGCTTCTGCAGTCGCTAGGGGGTGTAAGTGGCTAAGCCGAAGACGATCGCGGCCATCGAGCCGAATGCGGGGCTCCGGGCGGCGCTTCAGAAGAAGATCGCAAAGCTCGTCCGGGCCCGCACGCGGGCCGCGGCGGCGGAGCTCTTCGAGGACCTCATCGCCTCCGGCCTGGTGGGCGAAGAAAGCCGCCTCGCGCAGGATGCGAAACCCACGGTCAAGGACTTCAAGGCCGTCGATCTGGAGAAGGCCTCGAAGCATGCCGACACTGCGTATGCAGAGCGACTCGCTCGTTGGATGATCCACACGGGCGAGGACGCAAAGGCGGTTTCTAAATGGTTTGTCCGCACGACGGCGCAGCGCATTACCGCGAGCCAGCGCCGTGCGCTGATTCGTGCGGGCATCTCCCCTGAGCTCATCAAGAACCGCTGGACGGTTCCGGTCGTCAAGAACCGGTACATCTCTCCAGCGGCCGCGCAGGAGATGCCGAAGCTCATCGACGACATGACGGCCCTCATCACGAAGATGCAAGCCGACGATCTGGAGCGCCTTCGCGGGGCCCTTGACGCGGGGCTGAGCGGCGGAAAGACGATCGGAGACATCGAAGAGATACTTCGGCAGTCGGACGGCTTCACGGAAGCCCGGGCCAAGCGTGTAGCACTCGACCAGTCCGTAAAGGTGAATCAGGGGCTCCAGCGGGCCAATGCGCAGGGCCTCGGCGCCAAAACCGGCATTTGGGTGCATGTGCCAGGCATGTACAGCTCGCGCCAGACGCACAAAGCGATGGACGGTAAGCGCTTCAATCTCGACGAGGGACTTTACGACCCCGCGGTTGGGAGGAAGGTCATGACCGGTGAGCTTCCGTTCTGCCGATGCGTGTTCAGACTCGATATTGACGAATTGCTGAAATGATTCATGAAAGACTTGCCCTAGACGCGCAAAGCGTGCGCCGGTACGACAATAACGGCAACCTTCACGTCGCGGTCTCGCACCTCACGAAAGCGCAAGTTCGGCCCTACTACGGGTCCGAGATCATCGGGTGGCAGAGGCTCAAGCTCGAGCCGACCAAGGTTTACTACGGCTACGCGCCGCCCGAAGAGCTTTCGAAGCCAGAGACGGTCGAGAGCACGAATGGCATCCCGATCCAGCTCGATCATCACCCGGACTACGCGGACGACCCTCAGCTCAAGACGAGGGTCGGTAGCACCGGGACGGACGGCGCCTTCCGCGAGCCGTATCTGGACAACTCTCTGCATATCACCGTGGAGAACGCCATCCGGCGGATCCTAGACGGATCAATGCGTGAGCTATCCCTCGCGTACTCCTACACCCTGAAAACCGTGGAATCTACACTCAGTCAGATTCGTCGAAGAAGAGCTCGAGGAACATCTGGTCTCTGGCCGTCGTCTCCGTAGACCAACGGTACTGAGCCACCCTGTTCCTCACCTCGACTCTTTCCACGCAGTCGAACCAATCGAGCAACTGCTTGAGCGTCATCGATCGAATCCAGGCGGTCAGTTTTTCGTACTGCTTCCGCACAGTCTTCCCGAGCGACTCATCGTTGGCTCGCCGCTCGGCTTCCTGAGCCGTGCGCTCCATCATGCTCTGCAGCACGAAACGGTAGCCGAGTGCGACGTGTCGGCAGATTTCTTTCCCGCGTACGCTGGTCATCGTCCAGACTCGGGGCTTTCGCCCGTCAAGGTCGGACTTGACGACGCGATACGAGGTTTCAATGTCGTTGCGGCGACGGTAGCGACGAAGCGCGTCCCACGGGCTCGCATGAAGATTTGAAAGGATGACGAAAATCCCAAAGTCCTTCTGTGCGGCCAGAATGGCCTCTTCGTTGGGGATGACCTTGATGCCTCCGCCTCGAACACGCTTCCACGAGAAGTACCGGTGCGCGAACTCAAGCTCGGCATCGTCCATTTCATTTTCCTTGCCGGCTGCAAGACTCATTTCGTAGCTTTTGAGCTTCGTGTGGAAGGCTGAAGCTTCCATGACAGCTCGGGCATTGTTGCGGAAATAGTGAAAGTACAGTCGGAAGGATTTCGACTCCGTATCCCCGGCGGCTACGCCATTGCGCGTGCGCTGCCGCTTCCATTCAAACGGTGTCATTTCAGACACCGATACGGCACTGATCTTCTCGTCGAACGGGCACTGAGAACCGTACCGCGAGAAGTGGTCTCTCAGTTTGGTCCCATCATCGGCGGCGCTGTCCAAGTGCTTGTAGATCCAGGCGTGCTTGAGCGTGGCGAGGATCGTGAACTTGAAATTCTTGCGCAGGAAGCGCAGCACGTTCTCCTTGCTGAAGAACCCGTTGTCGAGGCAGAACTCCGGATTCTTCAAGCCGTATGCCTTGGCCCGAGGCACGGCATTGACGAGAGAAATCACGTCGGGGATGTTGCCGGGCTGAAGCTCGAAAGAAACGGGCAGACCGGAATCAAGCGAGTAGAAAGTGATGATCTTGTAGATGTCCAAGCCGTCGCCGTCTTTGTTGAAGCCTTGCCGCGCGTACGGTTTCAGGCCGTTACCGTAGACGGAATGCGAGGTTGAATCGAATGCGATGGCCGGCTGTTCGTCGTTGCCTGCTGTGCGGGCCAGTTCCCGGAAGAGAGACTGCGAACCGGATTCATCCAGACCGAGCTCGTGGAAGAGGTCGTAGCAAATGTCCTCGGACAGGCCGGCTTCGTAGGGGAGATCATGTTCGCATTGCCAGGCCTCCACGTTGTGAACAGTTTCACCCGTAGCGACCAAGTACTGAGAGACGGAGAGCAGCTTCTCGGAGGTTCCACCGTTGGGATACGCCCTGCGGACCGAACTTTCGAGTCCGGCCACTGCCCCGGCATGACGAATCAAGTCCAGAGCCCCTACACGGGTTCGTTTGGCAGAGAGCTCGGCAGTCTGAGCCGCTTCGGCTGGCTTCTTCTTGGGGCGGCAACGGGTTGTCACCGTTTCGCCTTCCAGGATTTTTTCACCCGTCCGACGGCTCGACAGAAGGACGTTGTAGCCCTTTGCCGGATCGTATTGATAGCGACGTTCCTCGATGTATTTGACGCCGGTCTTTTTGTTCGTTACTGCCACACGGCGAACTTTGACCGGGAACTCCTTCCGAGCTGCCATTTGATCTCCTTTGATGGGTGTATATGATTATATCATATACACCCATCACGGTGCAAGAAAAAAGCCCCGATTAAACAGGGCTTTTAAGAGAAGTGTCTACTTCGTTTCTGGGCTTTGAGTGATCTTTTGACGACTTGCAGGTTTTCATCCCATCGCCGCCGGTACCGACGATTTCCCCGACTTCCACTCCCCGCGGACGCGGGAAGTGAGCTGCTGCAGCCACCATGGCTCTGGCTGCGCCTTCGATTTCTTCAGGCGTTTCGCCCTTGATCTTCAGCGCAGTGAGAATGCCGGCCAAAAGCGCAGGATCGATCTTGCCCTCGAAGACCTGAGTAAAGAGCGCTTGGGATTCTTCCGTGGTGAGGCTGCGGCCGGCGCAAAGCGTATTGAAATTGAAGGTGGTCATGGTGAAGTACTCCGAATGAATTGCTTGAGAATGGCTTGGGGGATCTCGTTGGACTCACCGCGACTCGATAAAGCAAAAGCCCGCAGGACTCGAGATCCGCGGGCTTATGGATGCTTTTGAAAAGTTCGAAAGCTTTAAGGAACAGCTTCTTTTCTCAGCACGCACACCGACTGAACGCCCGCTCTGTTGAGGGGCGCCACCAATACGCCGTCATGGCGATGGGGGTGCGGGCGTTGTGCTGCATGATGAGAGGACTCAAAAGTATGGGTATTCAACTTGATGGGAAGTGCAATGACTGCACTAACGGAACAAATCATCCCTCAAGGTTTATGAAGGCGTCAATAGGATAAAGAGCGTAGAGGCCGTTGCCTGTTTCTCGAGGGCTCAAAAATGACAGAGACTGGCTTCTTTGGGGCAGTGATGTTCCTGTGAGGGCTCAAAGTCCTCTTTTTCCGCATTCCAGACGTAAAGGGTGCCGGACTTCAGGTCGTAGTAAAGCGCATGAAGGGACAGCGTTCCCTCTTGAACTTTGGCTTCTATCCAGTCGTATGAAAGGAGGTTTTCAATTGACTGCAGCACAGCCCCTTCTTCGACGCGCCGAACAAAATCCGGTGCGGAGGGATCGGGCAGCACTTCCGACGTCGGTTCTGCAGTAAGTTCTCGCCGAAGTTCTTCAGAAACGGGGTGAGCCATCTGCACCCAACGCGACAAGAAAAACTCTTTTTCTATTTTTTCGGGGAAGAGCGCTGCGTGAATGCCGCCGCAGGCAGAGTGCCCCATAACGATCAGATGGTCTACGTCGAGGTGTTTCACACCATATTCCAAGGCCGACATGACCGCATCACGCGGCGACGAAAGTCCGACCGGCGGGATGAGTGCGGCAATGCTTCTCACAACAAACAGATCTCCGGGTTTGCCGCCCAAAAGGATAGCGGGATCTACACGCGAGTCACAGCAGGCAATGACAAGGCTTTTGGGTTCCTGCCCGTGAGCCAGCTGATCAAAAAATTCCTTTTCTTTTAATAGATAGGACTCTTGAAAGTTGTGAAAACCTGCGATGAGTTCGTGGAAGCTGCCCATGACGGTTCGAAGCGATGATGTTGATCACATGACGCAGTGCAAGCCGTTGACTCTTGCGTCTACGAAATTTAGGAACATCATCCTACGCTCAATCTGAGAGTGGTGCTTGAACGAATACCCTCCATGGATCGCAACAAATTTTTTAGTTATCTGATTTATTCGTTAACTCGTTGATGGATATTATTGGAATAATGGAATATTTCTCTTGGTTATGAAGTCTGAGATATATTGTTGAAAGTGATTTTAAGATAATAATTACTTTGATTAAATGAGAGTGTGGTGATTGGTTGAATATTTTTTATGAAGGCGATTAA